CTAATACTCCACCTAACCATTTATTTGCTCCTGATAAAGAACCAAAAAGAGTTGTAGTTTTTGATATAGGATCAATCTCTAGAACTTGTGTTGAATCATAAGGAATACCATAGATTTTCCCATTTGGTGCTAATACTCCACCATGCCATTTTTGTGGTCCTGATAAAGAACCAAATAGACTAGAAGATAAAACTTCAAAAGTTGTGTCGAAAATAGATTCCGATAAACTTAAAGGAGTCAAAGGATTATATATTTCATCTTCTTTAGTGAAAGAAATTATCTCTACAAATTCCCCACCAACACAAGGGTCAGTTAAAATAATTTTACTTCCATTAGAAACAGAATATTCTTCATTAGATAATCTATGTCCCTCTAAATAAACATCCAAATCGTCTATTGTTCTATATATAACATCAAATTCCGTTTGTCCTACAGTAGCGGTATATGTATAAACTGTTCTAGTTATACTTAGAGCAATTTCATCTGCACCAGAAGCAAGAGAAGCTATTAGTTCTATTGTTTGTTTAGGGTCAGTTACAGTGACAGGAGAATTCAAAACTACACTTGTACCATTTGTAGCCGTAAATTCAGTTGGTGCTAGTTTTACACCATTAAGAAAAACATCAACATAAGCTTTACCGTCAATAATAGAATACTGAATAGGAAAAGTGTCTTTTTCTATTTCAACTTCCTCAAAGTATCTACGAACAATAGCAGAAGAAGAAGAAACAATATTATCATATACAAATTTGTTACCATCCCAAACCAAAGATTGTCCAGTCATCGGACTAGAACTTTGGTCTAAGGGTAAAGCTAAAGACATATCTCTAGCGTTAACATCTTCAACTAAATTTCTATTTTCTTCGTGCCAATAAACATCTACTCTATCTGTAGTAGCTGGTTCAAACCCATACCAACCACTAGAAGGAACAGTAAAAGGGTTAGATAGAGTTGCACCAATAGAATCAGGAGTGAAGATAGGTGTTAATAAATTAGTAGTACCAGTGTAATAAACAGAAAGCGTATCTCCTGCCTTTGGCATGTTAGATACGCCTACTCTTAGTTTCAGTGCCATATTTTTACACCTTTATTGTTTTATAAGTATCCCTCTATATTTATTCAATCGAGTTCAACTAGTTTGTATCTATCATCTCTACGTTCCCATTTAATTTTTTTACCTGTACTTTTTAGTAAACGTAATCCTTCTCTTATGTCTCTCACTTCTGCAACACCACTCATAGCAACTATTTCTAATACATCATCTTCCCTAAGAAAAGCCATAGCAGACCAAATGTAAGGGTCATATTCTATAGCACTAACATGATTAGGTCCACCACGAATAATATACCCTATTAAACGCTTACAAGAACAATATTGTGGTGTGATTGAAACTCCCATATTAATATCCTAATTATCTTGAATGTAACCTTTTATTGATTTTATTTGTTCTTCTTCTGTTAACCAATGAGGAATTTCTATTAAAATTATACCTTTATCTTTACAATATTTTCTAACTTTGTTATCTCTTTCTTGTTGTTTCTCAAATTGTTTTTGATCGCCCCAAATTTTTACTGGAGAATAATGTTGATTGCCGTTATATTCTACTATATATTCTTTACCATTGTGTTGAAATTTATAATCAAAAATGAAAAACCTACCATCATCAAAATATAATCTTTTATTATGTGTGGGGATTAAATTGAAAAGTTGTTTGATCAATTCACCTAGTTTGTGTTCGCCTTTCTTATAACACTTAGGACAACCAGTATCACCACTAAATACATGATTCAAATCTGTTTTCCATTCATTACCACACTTTTTGCATTTCAGAAGGGTCTTATGGTTGACTCCTTTAAATTCCCCAATCAAAACTATATCAGTTGGTTCTAATCTTTCCAACACTTCATCTAATGTCAATTTGGCTTGACCGTCACATTTAGGACAACCAACACCCTTGATTATATGACTAGCATAAGGTTCCCATTCGTAACCATCCAATAAACATTTCATTTTTAATTTTGATTGAGTGTTCTTGTATTCACCAATCCTAATTAAATTTCTACCTTTAATCTTTTCATCAAAAGTTTCATTGGTATATCTAGCGTTCTTTCCACATTTAGGACAACCATGTTTATTGTTTCTTATAGGCAACCACAAAGCATCCCATTCATATCCATCTAACAAACACCGAAACTTCAACTTATGTTTCACTGTTTTGAAATCACCAATTCTTTCAATGTTTTTATTTTTCAATAATTCGTCTATGTTATGGTTATTATATCTAGTAGGACCATAACACTTAGGACAATGTTTTCCGCTTTTTCTTTTTTCACAATTGTTCAAACTCTCTTTAAATTCATGGTCACATTTTTTACACTTGAGTAATGATTTATAGGTTATCGACACAAAATCTTCTAGAAGAATAAGATTTAAATTATCGAACCTTTTGGTGATTTCTTCTTTCGTTAAAATGATATATCCAACACTTCTTTTATTCATAATCACTCGTCGGAAATATATCGCTTAATAATCAAACTTTTGATAAAATTATGCAAATGTTTACAAATAAATGGTATCTCTTGGGGATTCAAAGGTTCCCGATTAGTTTTCTTTTTATAGGGAATCAATTTACCAAACAATGCTTTATGTTTTGGTAAGTAGTAACTTACTCTGTGACGAAAATCCAGGCACCCACATCTTATTTGAATATCGTTTTCATCTAGTCCTGGTTTTTTGTACCAAATTTCTTGGTCTTCCAAATGATACCATTTGTCTTTGTCTACTTCTGGTTCTTCCTCGGAAAATTCAACATCTTTGAAAACAATTGTTTGGTTATAACCAGCAGTAGTCCTAGTGAAACTAGGTGCTTCACCACTAAAAGTCAAAAGTTTAGTTCCAATATAAGGTTGAATTTTTTTAATATTAATAAATGCGCTTTGAGGATAATTGTTTGCTGGAAAACGGAATTGTGCAGTTCCATCCAACAAATCTTTAACAGTGATTTCTTCTAAATATTGTTTATATGATAACATAATTATCCTATAAAAAATCCTGTACCTTGTGTGTATTTATCTCTTAGTTCAGTTAAGAGATATAGAATTTCATTGTCTGCTTCTGTGATTATTCTTTGATAATCAACACTCACTCCACCTGGAAGTGCCGTACCTGTATATTTGCCTAAGTTATTACCCCACATTTTTTTAGCTAGAGCAGTAGCATAATTTTTGATCCAAATGTTATTATAATAAACACTAGGATGTTCTTCTGTTTTATAAACTTCCAAAACATATTTAGTTGAAAGTCTTGGTTTAGCATGGAAAGTTAGTTTTTTAGTGGTACCATTAAATTCAAAAAGAATTTGAGTATTGTATGCTCTTTCAGCATTCTTAAAATTATGTCTTAGTGCTTCAATATTTTTTACATCATACAAAGAAACATTTGGTGTGATGTTATTACCATAATCAGGAACTAATAATAATGGTTCATCGAAAATATAAATGTTGTTTTGTGGATTAACAATTCTAACGACTTCCATTACATAATCAGGTAATTGATAAGTCAATTGTTCTCTATTTACATCTAATCCAATAAAAGCTAAATCTCTACCATCGTAATGAGATTCTAAAAAGACTTGTAGAGCATCATTGATAGCAATGTCTAATTGGTCAGGAGACAATTCAACTCTGATTACAGGGGAACCTAATCTATTAAAAATGTATTCTTGAAATTGTGCTTTTGTCATTTTAGTTTCCTAAACTTCTAGATAGTTTAGTTATTTCTACTTTAAGGGAACCAATTTCTTCGAGAAGTTTAATTTGTAATATTTGTTGTTGTTCGGCTAACACTTGCATTCTTTCGTCTCTTCTAATCTCAGACCGTTTTAGTTCTGCTATAGCAGAATCAAAACTTGTTTGGTTAACTTTATTGAGATGAAGATACGATAGTCCTGAGAAATAGACCATAAGGATAGTTACTAAAATACCTAAGACAAAATTAAATCTATTTTTAATAGAATCAAATTGGTCTTGGACAGTATTTTTGTAATCAGGTAATCCACAATATTCTTTATGTGTTTCTACTCGTTGTTTTAAATCAACAAAAGATTCTGCGAGTTTTGCGTGATTTAATTCAACTTCTCTTAATCTTGGTTCTAATTCTGACATATTATGTTATCCCTTTGTTTATCTTAATTCGCGCCAACTAGTTATTGCTGCTAATGTTGCTCTATAAGTCGCACCAACAGGAACAATAGTATGGTGATTCAAAGAATTGGTATACCGGTAAACACTTTGATTACTAACTTCTAGTCCATTAACAAACAATTGTCCACCTGCATTATCACCAGTTGTTGTAATAGAAATAAAAATTGGTTTTGATGTATTGTTTGTGTATGTAGTATTAGCTGATCTTTGAGAAGTAACATTTTGCCAAGATTGTTGTTGTCCTAAACCATTTTCTACTATACCAACCCAAGCAGTCCAAGTTCCATTAACCAATCTTCTTGTCCAAATATTATCACTAAAAAAATCATAAGCCATTTGTTGGGCGTAAAGTTGTGATTGGTGAGCGATGACCATTACTCTAATCCAATTAGTCCCACTAGGTCTATTAACTAAGTTATCTCCCTCATACCAACCATTTTTTATGACTGAATTAAGATTTGCTCCATTACCTAAATATACGACTTCCCTAAATTGTCCAAATGTCATTAAATCTTGATTATTTACAGCATTACCAGCACTAACAGGAGCATATTGTTGTAAATCATCACGAACATGTAATCTTCTATCTCCCCTAATATGTCTTAATTGTAATGCTGTTAATCCAATAGAATGGAGAGTAATAGAAGGATTCCCTGTTGTAGATCGAGATATTAAACCAGCCTGTGACCAATTATCTTGACTGTTTTTGTTTGCTACTATAGTACCACTTACTGTTTGATCTAAACCACCAGAAGGATTTAAATTTAAATGACCGCTATGTGGTGCTGGTTGTGCAGCATGATCATTAACACTTTGATCTACTAATTCAGTTACATCAATAATAGGTGCAGTATAACTATTCCATTGTGCTGTAGTTGTTATGAGTCCTGTGGTCCAATTTTTAACATGAGATTGTAATGAAGTATTTGCAGGACCACAAATTTGAGCACAAGAAATTGTCACATGGGGTCTAGTCCATTGTTGAGAAATAGTTCCTAAAATAATACTTAATTTACCACTAGCATTGAGTGCTAATCTAACAGGTAAAATAGAAGAACCATAACAAGTTTTTCTTGGATTAACAAATGCAGGACCACTAGCCACATGAAAAAACAACTCTATGGTGTGTGGTACAGAATCTATATTAGTTGAATTTATTTTAATTGTTATTTTATAAGAAGCACCTGTGAGTAAATCAGGGGAACTGAAAACAATTGCACCAGTAGAAGTTTGAACATTATGGTAAAATTCAGCTAAACGATAAGCAGTTATAGATTGATTATTCAAACTACCATTACTAGGAGATGAAGAAAAAACTACATCTTGTTGTCCTAATGACAAAGAACCTAACACATTATTAACAGCTACATTACCATTACTATCTCTAGCCATTATACTATTAGTAACATTATTACTAAATGCGTCAATTTTATGAGTATGAGATACAGAACTAGTAGTATTTGTAGTGGAAACACTTAAAGTAGCAGGATTACCAATTCTTCTATCTTCTAAAAATTTTGTTCTATCTACTAGTCTTTGTAATACATCATTACTAATACCATGAGTTGTAGTCACACTAGAATAAGCGTGAGTAGCTGTTCCATTACCCATGTTACCAGTATTAGGAAATACAGTAGAAGTATCTCTTGCGATATTTAGAGTAGTTCCATTAATTTTTTCGTAAACTACACCACCAGAATTATTAGTTGGATTTATTAAATAATCACCAACAACGAAAGGTATAGTAGAATTAAAAACAACTGTACTTTTTTCTGCAATATTATAATCAAAGTTTTCTGGTTTCGTTACAGGAACCCATTGTGAAGTTTCGTTAAAATTCGCCATGTTTTATGTTCCTCTTTTTTTAATTTAAGAATATTTGCCAATAACCACTTATTTTAATATAAGGGGTTTTATTTATGTATTCATTTGTATCTAAGTTAATTCTATTAAAAACAAAATTATATGATCTATTACTACCCATTAAACCAATTGTTTTTAAAGTTCTACCGTTAAATTCTGGTTCTTTTAATTCCCAAAATATTTTAACATTATCAAAATTGTCTAAATCTAAAGAATATCCATTGGTGTCATTTACATGACTATTACCAAAAGAACCAAGATTATCATTTTCATCGACTAAAACATCTGAATCACCAAACACCATTAAATTTAGATTCCCGTATAATGGATTTGGGTTACATAAAGATTCAAACAAAACTAATTTGCCAGTTTTCATTAGTAGATTTGTTTTCTCTATAGTATTTATCAGTTTATCTTTTTCATAAACATCAATATGTGCTTTACAATTATATTTCAAATTTTCTATTTTTTTCATTTATCAAATCCTTTTTGGTATAGAATTGGTTTTATTTGAACAGAATAAGAGTGATCTGGTCCATTGAAATATCCCATTCTATTATAAAGACCATCATAACGATGAACATAAGACACTCTAATTTTTCCATGGTCAGGGTCAATATTGAAACTTTCTCCATAAAGAATAAGGTCTTCAAACAGAATTACATATTTAAAACCAGTTGGATGAACTGTTTTTAATATTTCTGGTAAATCATTAAAAATTTCATTAACTACAATGTTATAAGTGAAAGGATCAACGAAAAATTTTGGATTTGGATTTGGGTCAATTTGTAATAAATCTTTGTTTTCTCTAACTTCTTCCAATAGATATTCAAAAACTTTCTTTTCTACTAAACCAACAATTTGGGATTGTGCTAGATATAAGAAAAGGTATTGTAGGGATAATTTTGTACCTTTGAGGTTATTTATGAATTTACCTAATTGAGCAAAGTTTTTTCTATCATCATTGTTTATTTCTAAGAAATCTTCATTGACTAGACCAGCACCATATTGTTTGTAAAGCTCCATTATTAATTCATCACTAATATCTTTATTATTAATATTAATTGAATTTTGAATATTTAAGACTTCCTGATAAACACGAACATCTAAATATTCAAGAAAAATCTCCATCAAATGTAACCATTCAGGATGATCCGAAAACAAATAACTAGGAATTAATTCATCAACTATATAATGAAGTCTTTTTTTGTAAGTTAAACTAGAAACATATCCTTCTGCATCTATAATATCAGATACAACAATAGAAGTTGGTATACCTTGAAGGGTCAAGGTACCAGGAGTTGTTACATAAATATCATCCGAAAATATTTCCCATCCTTGACCAATTGCTATTACATCACCTGATCCTATGAATTGCATGTCTATTCCTATATATAAGTGATAGAACTAAGTTCAGGACAAACAAATATTTCACGTTTTGCTCTATAAGAAATTCCATCTTTTTGTTCAAATTCAAAACCAAAAGTGTTCATGTCATCTAATATAGTACCAGTATAATTATTGATCTTGATAAAACCAGTATCACAATTAACATAACCAATATTAATTGGAGCACCACTTGGTTTCACGAATATATCAACAACACCAGAATTGGATTCTATATACAAATCATTTATGTTACTAATAGTAGCAGAAGTTAATAAAATACCTTCTCGATCATAAATATCAACAACATTCCCCACAGAAAAAGTTGAAGAATTATATAAAGATAAACTTAATAAGGCCAATTCATTTTGTTGGTGAATGTTGGTGTCAATTATTTTTGCTTCATTGATACCATTTTTTAACATATAACCAACTTCAACTTTTTCAGATAAATTACCTAAATTGACATAACAGCCTTTGATTTGTTCTATTTCAGTATTCAATGGTACAATACTATGAGTAGCAGTTTCTTTATTAATTTTGACAAACATATCATAATCTATATCTGAATAATTCACCCCTGGAATAGAATCTATGTATTTTGTTATATTAGATTTACTTACAGTTAAATTCATTCCATTATAAGTATCAAAAATATGTTTATCAACTTTTTCTTCAAATTCAACAGAATCAAAATCAACCATAGTTTTCATTTTAATTCTAAGTTTTGGACTGAAATAAACTATAATTGGGTCAACAAATTTAAAGAAAATGGTGATTACTTTGTATGGAGTAAAATAAGATTCAATAGAAACTTTATCTTCATTACTTAAATAACCATAATTGTAAATATCATTTGATTTTTTTAATGCAGAAATATAAACATATCCAACATCTTGCCAAGAAGCAAGAGGAACATATTCAATTTCTAATCCATTAATATCAATATAAACATTTTCACCACCAAAAACATAAGCATCTTGAAAAGCACTATAACCAGGATATTTTTCTAAGAAAATATTATAATCACTTTCAGTAACAACTCTATTTTGTGTAGTGTAATTTAAGATTGCTCTTGATTTAATTTCATCTAATGTTTCTGCATTTTCACCATCACTAAAATTAGTCACACAAACACCACTGATATTAACATTTTCAGTTGTGACACCAGAACCAATTAATACAGTATTTGCATAAAAATTTCCTTCTGTTCTTAAATATCTAACACCTACAATTTGTTCTGCTCTTGGCATTTGATAAAGAACACCATTGTCGAATTTGATGAACATATCATCAAGATAATCAATGTAATAATACTTACCACCGACAATAGGATTTTGAGTATTAACGTTAATCCAATCAAAAGCCATAGTGGAAGTGTTATCAACACCAACAAACAAATAAGTGTTATCTACTTTTTCTTTGTCTTGTAATCTGTAAGTTTGAAATGGGGTACCATCACTAATCCAATTTTGAGTAACAAGTTCCCCTTGTTTCACAGAGATTGTCACAGAAGATGAAGGTGGGATAGTCACTACTTCTCCCATGTAAGTCATATTAATATTATTAGTAATAAATTCTGTTCCAAAATAAATATATTGATTATCTACTGTGCTATTATTTGTTAATAAAACTTGACATGTTGGAGCAACATTTCTTTTGGGAATGTAGTTTAGCATATTGGCTAGAAGATGAACACTATTATTCAATTGAGCACTACTAATAAAAAGTTCTTTTGTGACTGAATTGAGATAAAACATGTTATATTGGGTCACATAGGCTAATACATTAACCATGTTATTAATAGCACTACCTTCATAGTTGTAATCTTTAAGAAGTGTACTATGGGTTTTAATATAATTTTTAATGTCATTTTTGATATATTCAAGATCAAGATTATGAAAATTAGCCATTTTATTATCCTAATTTGTCTAGTACAGCGTTTTGTAAATTATTCAGATATTGTTTTTTTACAACTTTGATAACTGATTTTTTGTTATTTAGTTCTTCTAATTTGTCATATCTATCTAAATAATTTAATCTATATTCTTCGGAGTTTTCAATTTGAAATTCTGTAACATTAAAAGAAGATACAACATTAGAATAAAAACTATTAGGGATTTTCTTGCCAACTAAAATCAATTTAGAAGTTAATACATCTTTATTATTTATATGTAACTGTGTTCCGGTTTGATAGAAATCTACTAATTTTGTTTTATATACATATAAATCATTTAACTCCTTTTGTACTACATAACCGCGAGCAAATCCTTCAACAGAACCACCAGAAGTAGAGAAATCTTGTCTAACCAAATCACCAATATTATAAATAGAAGAATTAGTGACTCTTATTTTTGCTATTCTTTCTGTTTCAATTTTTATCAAAGACGAATCAGGAAATTTATATTTAACATCGTCTAATCTAACATTGATATAATATTTGTCATTAAGAAAATATTTTTCTATAATTTCCCCTCTAACGACATTTCCACCATATTCAGTTGATATATTAGTATTATTTGGGATTAATACATAATCTCTTAGAGAAGTTAATTCTAATATTTGTAAGTCTTGTGCTAATTTTTGTAAAATGTCATTCCTAATCAAAAGATCATAATGATAATCTTTTACGTCATTCACTAAACATAATAACCACCAATAACTAATAGTACCATATAATTCAAAACTAACATCATGAAGAGTTTGATTGTCGCTCAATCTATACAAATCAAACCAGTCATTATTTAATTCTGATAATATAGTTACACGTTTGAATATATCTCGTATAGTATGTTCTTGGTAGTTTATAATAGGTAAATTATTGAAATAAAACATTAAATAGTACCTATGGTTATTTGTTGAGAAGACATAATATCAATACTATTTATGCGGTATTTAAGACTAACTTCTAGAAAATTTCTATCTTCGTCTTTATCTATTTCTATTTGAATATCACTTATCCTTGGTTCAAAATTTTCTAAAGCAAATCTTATTTCATCTTTGATTCCTAGATAAGTAAAAACAGTGAATTTTTCAAATAAGTATTTTCTAATACCAGACCCAAATTGAGGATAATAATGTAGTTCCCCTCTATTTGTTAGAATGATATTTTTCACACTTTGTTGAACAGCCTTTTCATACAGTAATAACTTAATATCTGTATTTGAGTCTTTAGTTAACTGAAAAGGAATATCTTGATATACAGACATTTAATTATCCATTTATTAGTGTGTTGGGACTACCTGAAACAATGGTCCCTGTGATACATCCTGCTACACTATCGCCAACTCTTGCGGCCCCTAATCCATTTATTAGTGTGTTGGGACTACCTGAAACAATTATAGTAGCATGACCACAACTACCTATAGCAGCATCACCAACTCTTGCTGCTCCTAATCCATTTACCCCTACATTTGGAGAATTACCTACAATTATTCCACTAACAGAAATACAAGTTGGGTTAGAGTGACAACAACAAATACCAACTATTACATCAGAATTTCTAGCAGCTTGTGGCATATTACACCTGTACCCAAGAATCATCCCATTGAACACCATCAATGGTCCAATTAAAAGTTTGTAATACTTGCCACAAATACATGTGATTTAAAATCCTCTCTCTATTAGAAATAGGAGGATTTTGTGGAATGATATTTGGTTCTCTAAATAAATTAAAAATGATTTTTTCTCTTATCAAAACTGAAACGACACCAGCAAAAGCGTCTAAAGAATCTTTGTCATTTTGAATGAAATTATTAAAAATCCCTATTAAATCATCATAAGCCGAATTATTTGTAATTAATCCTTGTGTTGTTGGTGTTGAAGTCCAAGTCCCACCATTTAAATCACATGTTGATTGTGTTGTATGTTCAGGCAAAGAACAATTTCCATTATAAACATCACTAATAGTGAAAAATGTAGTGTAAATTGTATCTCCTAAATTGTAACTAAAATACTTAAATAAATTTCTAAAATCTTCATTTTGAATACCAGATGGAATATCAAAAGGAGGATCAGTGTTCATATTTTTCATTACAGCATAAGTATATAAAGACAACAATGAATTTTTTAAATTGTCTAATCTTGTAGAATCATTAACATAAGAATTAAGAATACTTTGAAAAGTATTAAGGGAAGAATCAACTTGTGTTTTTAGAGCAGCTAAATTAGAATATGGAACACAAGTCCCATTTACTTGTAAATTATAAGCATTACATCTAGCGTCTAATTGACCATACCAATAATCTTTAGCGTTTGTAATCCAAGTTGAAATTTCTGACAATTTCATGTTACATCCTTTAATTTATCAAGACTTGACTTCCAGTTATAACCACTTGTCCACTACTTGTTACATTGGCGTTACCACCACTTTCTACATTTACATCACCATCACTTTTCACATTAATTGTACTACCACCATATATATTACAATTAGAATCACAATGTATATTGATACTTGGAGCTACAATATATTTATCACCAACAGAATAATCTACATTTTTACCATCAGGACTAGTTTCATTATAAGTTCCACTTTTATGGTATATTCTAATTCTTTCTGCTCCATTGGTATCATCTAATTCTATGACATGACCAGATTTGGTTTGAATTACTTTATTGTTAGGATATTGTGTACCATAGGAAGAACCTGGAACACTAAACAAAGAATTTGATGCAGAATTTGATTGTAAATTATTTTCTCCTTGTACTAAATCACTCAAAGGGTAATTTTTTGTTGGATTAGGATTTGATTGTACACCATACCCTTGTATTTTTGCTGCTCCAATAAGTGCAAGAGTGCCAATATAAAACAACTCTTGTTCATCTTCATCAAAATATCCACAAATGACTACAGAGTTTATTTCAGGTACAGAAAAATTACATATTCCTGATATACTACTTGCACCTGGGGGGAAAATAGGTAAAGCATACGGTAAATCTTGAGTAGGTAGGAATTCATAAACATCACTCTTTGTTGGGGAAGGAGCATGTTTACCTATAATTCTAACCTTAACTCTTCCTAATTTTAGTTCATCATTGTTATCTTCAACAATTCCCTTGTAAAACATATTCACCCTTTATTTAGTAAATTTGATTTTAGCTAACTCTATTTCTTGTGTGAAACTACCAATAACTAATTCATTTTTTATGGAAGTAATAACCCAATCTCCTTTATACAATTCATGTTCAAGTTCAGAGTTATCATGTCCTGCTAAATTCAATTTTACTTTATTTCCAACTCTTCTTTCTAAATTACCATTGATTCTAATTTCAATTGTATGACTTTGTAAATTAAAAACTTCCATGAAACGTCTTAATCTATTTTCTATACGACCATAAACAATATCTACATTTGATTTTTTGGTTTCTAATTGATTATAAAATGGAACAGTACCTATTTTTAATTGGTCAGTTCCTTCACTAAATTTTTTAGTGACACTATTTAAAACATAATTTGTTCCTTGTATATTAGAAAATTCAGTATTAATAACACCTTTGTCTAAAAGAATTTCATTGTGAAAGTTTTCTAATTTATATGCTCTTGGAACATCATCTCCTAACATTTGTCTTTGGTTTACGAAAAAATTAATAGTTTCTATGTTAGAATTATTTCCAAGAGAACCATATCTTCTATAATGAAAACCATCTAAATCTTCATAGAAGAAACAATTATCATTTTTAGAAATATAATTAATTATGTCTAATGAATTTTTAAAATTTGTTTGAATTTCATATTTAAAATTTGTTTCATCTTTGATTAATGTTTTTTTAGATACAAGATTGTTTTTTATTAAATCAGTGACAATTGAACTTCCAGTACCAACTAATTTTTTACTTAAAACATATCTACCAGGAAGATACTCATGGGAAATACAATCAAACACTAAAAGATTTTTTTTATCAAAAGTATTCTTAACATTGTTATTGACAATAGAATTAATCTTAAAATTTAAAGTGATAAATTTGTCCTTTTCATCTTTTTTGAAAGTGATAGTTACATCTTCATTACCTTTCAATTTCATATTCTTGATAATGTCATTTGGGTCAGATAAAACCAAAGTCATTCTAAGTAAATTTTGAAAGATACTAGTGAAGATACTAGCAGACACAAAGAATTGGGTTTTGTCAGTGACAATATCTATACTAGTAGTGTCACTGATTATCTTAATAGAAGAAATATTTGCTTGTGTTTCAATTCCACTAGCAGAATTATACATTTCAATTAATTCCTAATAAGTTCTGAACCAGCAGGATACACTTCTTTAAATTTCAAATTTAGTTTGGTTTTTACAGGATTTCCATCATAGAAAAAAGTTGTACCATTAGAATTATCATAACTTAATCCAACATCAGCTAACACTAGAAAATTCAATTCATAAAGTAAGTTTTGGTTGATATAAGGTTCAACAATCCAAAAATCTGGAAATCTAATCCCTAAACTGTTATTGTCGTATGAAGGTAATGCCGCTTTACGAATAGAATTAACAATGTTCTTTAAAATCAAAGCATCTTCTTTACTATACGGCACAAAATCCCAACTAAAATTAAATTCTCTTAGAGTCATACCATTGAATAGATTAGCTTTAAAGTTATTAATCATACCACCAGCAGTTGCTTTAAAGTAATCCTCAAACGCTGCAACAGCTTCTACACTTTTTCTTAAAGTATCGAAAAAGATATTGAATTGTCTCGCAAGTAAAGAGCCACCATTAATGGTTTCGTAATCAACTGAATCAGAAATATTTAATCCTTCTGTGGGGATAGGAAGAAAAATTTGATTAGTAATTTCTGCTAAAAGTCTAGCTTTATCTGTGCTTCTTTCAGGGTCAGTGAATATACTAGAATTAGACCCATACAGATTATTTCCAGTTTCATATTTATATGAAGTTAATTTAATGAAAGCATTTTGGTCTAATGGTTCTGGAATTTGAGGATAGATTAAAGTTCCAGTTGTTTCAGGATTTGTGAAAGCCATAAGATTCCCTTTTGAGTAATATCATTATTACTATTTATCAAATTTAACTTTCACAAAAAAGAAAAGGAGTGGTGAACTTAATCACCACTCCTTTAGTTTAAGACGGGTTAATTGTTATTACCAAGTATAGCCAGGGAAACCAACCATGTTAATCTTGGCATAATAGAATTGAGCACCGAATTTGTTGGCTTGTAGACCATAACGAGTCGTAAAGAACATACGAGGCACGTTATCTTCGGGACCAATACCCTTATCGACTCTTAGAGGCACATAAGGACCATAGAAATAACCGGCATCAGCTTCGCCACCTTTATAAGCTAACCAAAGAGTAGGTACGCTATTATCGGCAAAAAGGTCAAAGAGAACTTTCATACCATTGAAGGTACCAGCAGAAGTATTAGTGATACCAACTCCTGAACCACCTTCTAGTTTACCAGTAGCGCGAAGGATAGAAAGAGCCTTAGCGTTGGCAACGATAATATTAGCAGCACCACGGCGGTTGCGTAGAGCCATATTAAAAGCAATACGATCAATGGCGGCAACCACGTTTTGATACTTCTCCATCTCATAACGACCATCTAGAGAAGCATAGGTTAGAGTGTAGACGTTATCATTACCAGAAGTACAAACGTCATTGACGGTGCCAATAAATTCGCGGTTCATTTCGCGAACAATTTCATCAGATGACATTTGAACAAGAAGTTGCTCAGCATTTAGACCATGAGCATTACGAAGGTCTTCTTCTAGTTCACGGCTGAATCTAGCTTTGAGAGCACGTTTCTTAGCAACCATAACATCAGACTCAATGGTGAAACCCATTTCATTATGGTTAGTGAAAGTCTCATAAAAACTAGAGGTAATAGTGGTAGCGGGAGAGGTCAATGAAGTATTCCAGGGACCACTATAGTTCTTGAAAATGAACTGATAGCCAGCTTCGTTAGTGTAGACAGCAGAAACAGTGCCAGCAGTAGCAGAATATGAAGCTGCGTCATCTACCACATCACCAGTCTCGAAAGTACCAGAAGTCACACTAATAAGAATATTGTTACCTTCTTTGTAAGCAACAGTACCTACAGCAGAGTTATCCTCATTAGCGATAGAATCACCAACAGCAAAATCAGAAGCATCACTAAGAGTCAATACAGCAGAAGTAGCGCCATATTTCAAATCTTGAGCATCAGTACCACTATACAGTGAACGTAGATAGAAAATCAAACCGTTACTGGATTTCATTGGCTGAGTACCAAAAAGTTCAGGACCAATGAGACTAGGGGTAATACGACGAACTAGAGGAATAAGAACAGGGTTAACAACAGCAACATCACCAGCTACGTTTTTCTCATTTAGAACAGTTTGTTCTAGAGACTCAAGCATAGTAGCAGTTAGAGCACGTTGACTATCATTCTGGAACTTAGGAGCATCCCCAATTTTATCGGCCCAACCTTCTTTTAGGTCAAGAACCTTTTCCCATTTTTCCAATAGTTGTTCTTTGTTAGCTAGTAAAATTTCTTTGTCAGCCATTTTTTTACTTCTCCTTTTTTCGTTTAAAATACAAAATTAATTGTTAGAGGTTTAGATATTTATCAACTTCGCTAGAACGAGACTCTTTTTTGGATTCAGTTAAATTTTCTCTCTTTTCTTCTAGAGGTTGTTTCTGAATTTTATCAGCAACTCTTTCAATACAAAGTTTCACTTTCTTTTCAAAGTCGTCCATGTCTTTAAAAGACAAACCTTCTACAAGAGAGAGAACTTTTTCTACTTTAACTTTTGAAAGACCCTCAGTTAGTTTTTTGAATTTAAGGGATTTCTTGTACTCTTCAATCTGTCCCTTCAATTCAATATTTTCCTTGATAACCTTGTTGAGTTTACCTTTAACTTGATCAATTTTTTCTTCCATGACATTGATACGTTTAGTTTGATCAATGTCAACAGTGAAATGATTAGACTCAAGAATTTCAGCGAATTTTTCAACAAGTTCTTTTGCAGCTTTCACTGAAAATTCATTTTCGATAGCAATCTTGTTCTCAGTGAAAAATTCTTTTACTGCGTAATCAAGATAACCATCAACACTTTCAATTAGTTCATTTTTGTATTCTTCTGCATCGACTTTCATTGACTCAAGGAATTGTTCTTTTTCTTGTTCAATTTCCTTGACTTTCTCTTCGATGACTTTAGAAGATTTTTCTTGAACTTTCTCATTGACTAAAACTTCAATTTGACTTTCAAGTTCCTGTTTGAAATCTTCGGTGAAAACTTCTTCCCCCAATTTTTCTTGTAATACCTTGAGAATATCCATCCTTTTAAACTCCTTTGTAATTATTTATCTTTTATGAATCAAATTCTTATAAATTTTTTTTAATTTTCGTCTTCACAGTCATCTTCACAGTCATCGTCACAGTCATCGTCTTTTTCAAGAGACTCATTAGCTACTTCACCAGCAAGACTAAATTCATTCTCGAATTCACCACGAGTCATAGTTTTTTCGCCACTTGGACCTTTTAGTTTTACAATTTTATCATTAACAAAAGTCACTTGATAACTACCAACATTTTTACCAATAGAGTTAATCATTTGTCCAACATAAGGGGAAACAACTGATTCTTCAATTTTGTCTAAACTTTCCAAAATAAATTCTTTGAACTTTCCCATGTTATTTATCTCCTATAATCTAAGTTTGTTAATATAATCAGTGAAAATTTCTTTGACTACTTTTTGTATGTCTTTTTTGTTAGACTCTTTGATTAACTTATTATATTTATCTAAATCTTCTGATAAATCTTTTTCGACTAAAACACCATTTTCATAAATCCACTCTTTTTTCTCATTGATTGCGTCTAAGAAACAATTAGGACCAGAAGGATCAAGAACCAAATCCCCTAATGTCACTAATTGAAATTCTTGAACAATTTTTGCACCATTAGATTCTTTAATAGAACCAAGACCACGACTAGAAATTCCTAATTTGATACCAGATTCTAAGAAATTTTTTACAATTTTCCCAGAAGGAGTATCTAAAACTTTAGCCTTTGTGATGAAGTCTTTCCCATTGACTTTTACGTTTTCAAAAACATGAGAAACATTAGCAGGATTAACACTACCAGCATTTTCTCTAGGGTGATCTAGTTCACCCAGAGCACGTTTACTTTTCAAATATTTCTCAGTATATTCAGTTACAGCTTTGTTAAGAACATCAAATGGGTAAATTCTACCATTCTGATTTTTAATTTCAGATTGTAGAGTGATTCCTTCGACAAACCACTGTTTAGTGTTAGTAGATTCATCAATAATCGACTCAACCACAATATCAGTTGTCGATTCGGTGATTAATTGCATGGTTTATTCCTTATCTTTTTTAGAACAATTCTCTTTAAATTTATCAGCGATTTTTTTCTTTAACACTTGGTCAAGTGCTTCTTTAACTTTAACAGGTTGTTCTTTAACAATTCCTTTAATAATGTCTTTTGTTTCCATCGAATTTCTCCTATTATTTATTTATCTTTTTAAAATTTAATTTATACTGGTGTTTCTGGTTCTTCAATAGGTTCAGGAGTTTCTGTTGGTTCTGATGTTTCTGGTGTTTCTGGTTCTTCAATAGGTTCAGGAGTTTCTGTTTCTTCATCTCCCATTGGAATTTGACCATCTTGAAATCCTGTATCACCTTCAATATCATTACCAACTCCTAATTTCTCTTCTAATTCAATTTCTTTTCTCATTTCTTTTATTTCTTCTTCTGACATATTCAAAACTTCTCTATAAGCATAAGCCTTACTAAAATATTTATCTTTACCAATATAACCATCAATAGAACCAAGGATTTCTATCTTAGACCTGATTCTTTCTTGTTTAGCAATTTCCTCGAAATATTGATCCTTAGACCAAACAAAATCTATCTTATTATATATTTCATCAAAATCATCTAAATCTAAAATTCCTTTTAAATAAAGATGTTTTTTCAGCATAGGAATAAAAAGACCACGTGCTAGTTTGTCTCTTAAACTGTTAACAAATTTGGCAAATCTTAATTCTTCTCTATTAATTTCTTTAGCATTATCACCAAAGGAAATATTAGAACCAGCTAAATCGAAACGACCAAATGGAACTTTAAGAGAACGTAACATATTTCTCTTGTAATATTCCATATTGTCTACCATTTCTCTTAATTGAGTTCCACCTTGAATAGAATCAATAACAATTCCTCTACCATCATCAGATTCAGCAGACCAAAAATCTTCTGTGATAGTCATAACATCTTTTCTTTGTAAAACTGAACCAGTTGTTCTATCATAGACAATTCTATTTTTAAATTTGTCCATGATTTCTTTTACTTGAGCATCAGCTTTAGTAGGAGGTAACTTTCCTGTCTTGACTTTAAAATGTCTGCGCTCTACTGCTCTAGTCATTGTATAAATTACTGCACCATCCTCTAACAATTTCAATTGATTATATGGAACAATAGCTTTATGTAAATGGCTAATGTAATAGTCGCCATTAGGGTCTTTTAAACCAGATGGAGTGAAATTTATATGTTCTTCTGGAATAACAAACCCTGCATATTGTTGACTATAATCATAACCAAACATTCCAAAATTATTATTTGAAATGTCTACTTTATAAACGTAGTATTGTTTACCTTCTTTTGTTTTCAGTCTTTCTAAGTTAAAAGGACTAAGAACTTCAAACCCAACAATACCATCGTTTTTGTTTTCTGAATTGTAAATATTTTGAGTATAGAGTCTTCCATCAACATACCATTGTCTGAAATATTCATCTGCTCTAAATTGAAAATCCATTAAATTTAAAAGATATTCAAATTCTCCAATGATTTGTTCTTTTATGTTATCTGAAAGTTCTGTTTCTTCTAAAGACAATTCAACTACTGGACCATCTGTTTTAATAATTGCTTCATTTACAATTTCATCAATAGCATCGTTTATATCAGCAACCAAAGACATTTCACGATATTTTCTAACTAAATCTTTTACTCCACTATTAGTATAATCACCGAAACCAAATGCAGTATGAGCACCAATAGCATGTGAAATATCATATATTTGTTTGTTCTCTGGTTCCTTTTCAAATACAGAAAGATTGACTTGTCCTTGTTCTGGTACAATTGGTTTATTTAAATCTTCTTGTCGTTCACTATTAAATAATCTTTTAATGAAATTAAATGATGCCATGTTATGTCCTTTAAGTGTTAAACACCTTGATAGTATATTGTATTAACATCGCCACTATCATTGTAAAATTTTATATAATTAACATGACTTAATATGTAAATTATAGGTAAATTAGGAGATTCAGGAAACATCATTGTTTCGTTGCCTTCTTCATCTATTAACCCAACTAACATATTTCTAGTTCCACGAAATCGAATAATAGTCCATTCTGTTACATCTAAAACATCATTCTCACCAGAAGATAAAACTATAGGTTCCATTCCATGAGTTAAAGCTGGATTTGGAGTAAACCCATTGACAACTTGACCTACTCCATCTCTTGTTAATGTTTTATTTTTCCCAAACAACTGAGCCATTATTTTGTTTCTTTCTTAACAACAAAAACCTTATCAAGATATTTTATAATTTCAGTTTCTTTCTTTGCACCGTAATCAGGAACAATTGTATTTATAATCTTATTTATCTCATTATCCTTGAAGACTTTAATGTTTGTTGCTATGTTATTTATATTGTAACTTTTGATAGCATTAAGGAGAAATCTACGGGGAATGTGTTGATTAGAAAGTTTAGTAGTTTTTTCTAAATTACCTTGTGTGACTCTCATTATATCTAAAATCAATAATCTAAAATCAACAGGTATGTAATGTAGATTTAAACCAAATATATTATTTTCACCATTACGTTTTCTGATAGAAAGAACAAGCACCAAAGGAAATTTATCATAAAAAGATTCTTTAGATTGATACCCAAAAAATATAACATTACCAATTTTTATTTTAGGGGTAGGTTCGTTTATATTATTAAATAAAAATTTTATTTCTAATGGTAACAAAATTTATCCCTTTCTATTA